ATACCCGTTTCGGCACTACTACCACCAACCGTACTACCTACGATGATTAAGAAACTACTCGACCGCCTGAAAGAAGCATCTACATGGGCAGGTCTCGCCATCATCGCACAGTTCTTGCCCATTGGCGTTGAGGACTTGCAGGTAATCTGGGAAGCCGTAACCGCTCTTGCTGCCGTTGCCGCCATGCTGATTCCAGAAGGCAAGCCTGAAAAGGAAGCCGAGCAAGGATGAACGCACCCGAGTACATCATCCTGCATACCCTCGCCTTTGATGGTGAGGCAGGTATTGATCGGGTCCGTCGTTGGCATCTCGACAAGGGATGGTCTGACGTTGGATACCACTACCTGATACGTAGGAGCGGTGCGCTCGAAACAGGAAGGGCAGAGGATGAGCAAGGCGCTCACGCGCTCGGATACAACAACCGAAGCATAGGCATTGCCTTCGAAGGTCATGGAGACCATGAGATGTGGACGATGCCGCAAGTGTTGCAGGCTGTCAAACTGTGCGACCGCTTATCCGATCTGTACGGCATAGCGCCACACAACATACTCGGACACCGCGAGACGGGAGCCAAGAAAACCTGCCCCGGGACCAAGATCGACATGGACGCCTTCCGCGCCCTGTTCTTCCATTGTATACCAGAGGACTGATGCCAATAGTAAAGAAGCCGGACGGATGGTACTGGGGAAGCCAAGGACCATTTGACACACGAGAAGAAGCCGAGCGGGTAGCACGAGCGGCATACGCCAACGGCTACGGTGCAGGCGAAGAACGAAAACCGATCACACGCAAAGGATGAGCAAGAGAGTGAAGATCGCTGACCTGAAGTTCGACCCTGAAAACGCTCGCGTAAGAACGGCGAAGGGCGAGGCAATGATACAGGAATCCCTACGGCAGGTCGGAGCGGCTCGCTCTATCGTCATCGACGAGAACGGGACTATCCTTGCAGGGAATGGCACCGTCGAAGCAGCGGGTCAGATCGGCATCGACAATGTGGTGATCGTCGAAGCATCTGGGGATGAGATCATTGCCGTACGCCGCAAGGGGCTGACGGACGAGCAGAAGAAGAAACTGGCGTACTACGACAACCGCACAGGAGACGAAGCCGAATGGGACATGGAGCAGGTGGCTCGTGACCTCTTGGGCGGGCATGACTTCCTTGACGAGTTGTTTGACGAAGTAGAATTGCCCGACGAATTGGAAATTGGGTCAGAAGATCAATCGCATCTGTTGGACGATTCTTACGAAATTATTGTGACCTGTACCGATGAGGCAGATCAGTCAAAATTGCTTGATGAGTTTGAACAAAGAGGTATAGAATGTCGAGCAATTTTTTAGAACTGAAAACAAAGATTGAGCGCACATCACGCATTGCCCAACTCGAAGGCATTTTTGATGTGCCAAAGGCATCTGAGTCATCGGTAAAAATACCCAAAATACCAGACTCGTTGGGTGAATGGACTGTTGGGCTGATTGTTGGTCATTCTGGATCAGGCAAAACCAGCGTCGCTCGTGAAAAGTGGGGCGATTGCATTGTTGACGAATACGAATGGGACAACAACAAATCAATCGTTGATTCTTTCGATCAATCGCTTTCGATGCGAGAAATAACTGGCGCCTTGTCAAGCGTTGGTTTTTCCTCCCCGCCCTCATGGATGCGCCCTTATCGCGTTTTGTCAAATGGCGAAAAGTTTAGGGCAAACATGGCTCGAGCATTGGTTGATGAAAGAGAACTGATTGTCATTGACGAATTTACTTCAGTCGTTGATCGACAGGTGGCAAAAATCGCATCAACAGCCATACAAAAGGCGTTTAGAAAGAAAGGCAAGAAATTGGTGGCTGTTTCTTGTCATTATGACATAGCAGAATGGTTGCAACCAGATTGGACATACGAACCAACAACCGGCACGCTTGCGCGTGACTGCCTTCAACGACCTCAAATTGACATCACCATACAACAAGTTGATCGTTCAGCGTGGCAGTTATTCAAAAAGCATCACTATCTGAGCAGCGACATCAATAAAGCAGCAAGATGCTTTGTTGGGTTTGTTTGGGATCAGCCTGCTGCTTTTATGGCTGTGTTGCCTTTTCCTCATCCGCGAAGAAGTGGTTGGCGCGATCATAGAACGGTTTGCTTGCCTGATTTTCAAGGTGCCGGAATAGGTAACGCCATGAACGCGGCAATTTGCTCAATTTATAGAGCAACGAGAAAACCTATGTTTTCCACCACATCTCATCCAGCAATGATATACAGCAGATCACGGTCTAAAAACTGGAAGATGACATCTAAACCTCGCTTCGCGCCAAAACATAAGGGAATAAAGCAAATGGGATCATCTAACAGGAAAACAGCAGGTTTTGAGTACGTTGGGAAGCCTGATTATGAATCTGCCAATCAACTTGGTCTAATAAAGATTTAACGGTATAAAAAATGCCATCACAATATACGAAAGAGCAATTTCTAGCAGCCATACAGGGAAGCGGTGGGTACGTGTCGCTGATTGCTGATCGTGTTGGTTGCAGTATTCCCACCGTTTACGCTTGGAAAGACCGCGAAGAAGAAATAGCGGAAGCAATAAAGCGGGAAAAGATCAAGCAGGTGGACTTTGCCGAGGGCAAACTTCAGTCCTTGATAAAACAGGAAAACCCGACCGCCATCATCTTCTACCTTAAAACGCAGGGCAAGGACCGTGGATACTACGAACACAGGACGCAGGACATCACGTCTGGCAATCAGCCCATCACAATCAACATGATCCCGGTAGATCCGCAGCATGACGATTGAGGCGCAATATAATCGTGCCTACACGCCATTCCTGAACAGCCAAGAACGATACACCGTCTTGTTCGGCGGAGCGGGTTCTGGCAAGTCGTATTCCGTGGCTCAGAAACTTGTCCTGCGCTGCCTTGCTAATCCTAACGAGCGGATATTGGTGATCCGTAACGTCTACCGGACCTGCCGGGAATCAACGTTCCGGCTATTGATCGAGGTAGCAGGCACCTACGGAATAACGGCAACAGCGAACCGCTCCGACCTGTCAATCAACTTTCCGAATGGAGCGCAGATCATACACGCAGGACTGGATGACCCAGAGAAACTGAAGTCCATAGCAGGGATCACGTCCGTCTGGATAGAGGAAGCAAGCGAGGTGAAAGAGGATGCCTTTCGGCAAGTAGACCTCCGACTGCGTGGCGATGTGCCGACATATAAGCAGGTAACACTAACGCTTAACCCGACCGATTCACGCCTCTGGGTCCGGCGGTGGCTCGACGAGAACCCAGACATCTTCGTACTGCGCACCACATGGCGCGACAACGCCTTTCTCGACAGGCAGTACATCGACGTTCTCAAGTCGCTTCCAGAGGATCTGAGAGCCATCTACGAGCGAGGGGAGTGGGGCGAGGCGCTGAAGGGTGTTATCTTTCCAGAATGGAAAACGTACAACGAACACCGCGAGCCTGACTTCTACGGCATCGACTTCGGGTACAACAGCCCATCTGCCGTGGTAGCCGTGACCGTGACCGATCCCGATGTCTACGTGCGCGAAGTTATTTATCAGAGCGGTCTGACAAACTCTGATCTAATTGCTGAGTTAAAGAAAGCGGTCAGCAATAAAAACCTGCCAATCTACTGCGATGCAGCCGAACCGGACCGGATCGAG